CCGTGGCGTTGTAAGTGTCCTAAGATATCTTTTTCCTGGCTCATTGCTATTTTAACTCCCGTTCTTGAAACTCAGCCTTCATCTTCTCAAGCGCAAGACCAAGCTGCACCATGTCGTCCATGCTGATGCAGTTGTAGCTATTACAGATACTTTCTTTGATTGAAAAGTGTAGGCTATCCATTGCTTGGATTGCTCCGTCAAGAGCCTCTACACAACTTTTCGGAAGCCGATTCTCGCGAATAGATTGCACTCGCTTGTTATGCTTCCTAGCATTCTCGTTATATGTTTTTATGTGATCTTCACTCATTTGTTAACCCTCAAGTTTTTGTATAACCAAACGGCTATGGTGACTTGTGCTGCCACCAACAGCCAACCGATAATCGACATCACCAGGTAGTAGTTCAGTGAGTCGAACATCATTTCAGTAGCTCCTTCATCAACCTTAGATATAAATCAACGACAATTGTTTCTTGCCGATTCAACGCACCGAACTGGATCGCTTCATCAGAAATGCCGTGATCATCCTTGTACGCTGCCAGTGATTGCTCTAGGAGCTCTTGTGCGCTCCCTGGTGCGGTTTTCTCTGTGTCTTTCATACTTACCTACCTTTCGAATATATATCGTCCAATCTCTGCGATTATGCCGATGACAATGAAACATCCCGCGATATACAAAACCAAATCAAAACCCGTCATATCTTTTGCACCTTTCCAATGACGATCTCTGGAACTTGATTACGCTTTTTCCACTCTCGTGCTGCAGATATCGCATCAATTTTTCTATGAAAAATTTGTCCACAAAATTCGTCAATGCCGTACCAGTTTCCGAATTGGTCTTCGCAGTCAATCCCCCAACCGTTCCACGCTTGTACCCAATACACGATTAACTTTGTTGGTTTCATGTGGTATTGTTTTACTTTCATTTGATAACCCCTTAGGCCACTTGTGTGGCCTTTTCTTTCTAGGGGCCGACTAGCGGCCCAATTAAACCTCCTTTGGCCGCTTATGCGGCCTTTGCTTTTGTAGTTTCCTGACTCGCTAGCTCCATGAGATAGCTAGCTGCTTTCTCTGCCATTGAACAGGCAGTTAATAGCTTTTTCGAATCGTCTTTTATTTCTTTGATCCAACAATTGAGATACTTCGCGTGATCTTCTCGCGGTTCTACACTGACACCGGTCAAAGAGCAAAGCATTGCAGAACCTAATTCCGCTACCAATTCCTCAAATGCGTAGGCGGCATCTCCAAACCTTTTGCCAAACTTGCGGTCTAGCCGTGATTCGTGGCCAGACCAGTGAGTAAGTTCATGCAAAGCCGTGGCGTAGTAGCTACCCGAATCCTGGAATTGCTGTTTAAGTGGTAAGACAATACAATCATGCTTCCTCGAGAAAAAAGCGTGATCGCCGGCTTTGTGATCAATCCTAGCCTGAGAACGAATCAGCACGTCCTCAGCTGTCAAATTGTCATCCCAGGTTTGATCGTTTGATATATCCTGAGGATCAGGCCTTAGCCCATTTGCTCCCTCAACTTGATCAATGTTGAATACCGAAAAGTGTTTCAACATCGGTATAGTGGTTTCTGTACCTGGGAAATCTTTGTCCTCAACTGTGATCTGTTTGTAGAAAACCACAGCAGTACCTTTTTCACCTTTTTTTACATTCGCGCCAATGCTCTGCCATTGCTTGAATGTCGCATATATCGGATCGCTCCAGCTGTTCTCCCAGGCAGTTACAGACAGGTTGAGATAATTTAAGCCAGTGTAACGCCTTCCAACTGCTGAGCGTGGCATCCCGTGTTCAGCTATATGGCCAGACCAAGGTTTAATCCAATCAGTTCCAGAAGTTTCCATCATTTTGATAACCTTTTCGGCTATCTCGTTCACTACGTTTCTGTTTTGTTTTTTCATGTCGTTTTCCTCTTTTGTTCCATGAATGTATGATCATCATATGTCTCATATTGTCTCAGGTCAAGCCACGATGTAAAATAAATATGTTAGACATTAGTCTAATATGGTAGAGTGTCTAGCTGTTGTGTAGACTCAGACAAGAAAGGACGTGCCAGCTGACCAGGTGGAAAACTGGTATCGACACGCAAAGCCTGTCACAGGTCGCGCGTACTAGGAGTGAAGCGCTCGCACAGAGAAAAAGCGCAAGCAGTGTTGCGCATTGCGTCATGGTGTCGTCACGTTTTGCTACACGTTGCACCCCATGCACCCCAGCACCGCGCGCGTGTCTATATACACATAAAAGGCCAAGAGGAGAGTGTCTGCTTGACTGAGATCAACATCCCTTATTCACCTAGACCGTTGCAGAGAGAGCTGCATGATCGCTTACAGGACACTCGCTGGAGCGTTGTGGTTTGCCATCGACGGTTCGGGAAGACGGTGATGGCGATCAACCACTTGCTGCGTGATGCAATCTTGACTGACAAAGCGAACCCTAGGTTTGCGTACATTGCCCCGACATATCGGCAAGCAAAGAGCGTAGCCTGGGATTATTTGAAACAGTTTGCTGGTTCGATACCAATGGTGAGTTTTCATGAAACGGAGTTGCGGTGTGATCTCCCGAATGGATCGCGTATACAGTTACTGGGCGCTGAGAACCCAGATAGCTTGCGTGGGATATATCTTGATGGTGCGGTGTTGGATGAGATGGCTGATATGCCAGAGTCGTTATTCCCTGAGATCATTCGTCCTGCGTTGTCGGACAGAAAGGGTTGGGCCGTATTTATTGGAACGCCCAGGGGTCATAATGCGTTTTTTGAATTGTATGACGCGGCTCAGAAGCAGGATGATTGGTATACGGTTATCTATAAGGCGAGTGAAACACAGATACTTGATGAAGAGGAACTAGACGCTGCCAAACAAATGATGACCAATGACCAGTTTGAACAGGAGTTTGAGTGTTCTTGGGTTGCGAATGTGGCGGGTGCGATTTTTGGGAAGGAGCTACAGGCTCTTCAGGAACAGGGGCGCATCGATGACGTACCCTACAGTCCATCTACCCCAGTAGAAACCTGGTGGGATTTAGGTATAGGGGACTCAACGGCTATCTGGTTTACCCAGACAGTGGGTCGCTCTGTTCATGTGATAGACTTTTATGAGAACAGGAATGAGGGACTACCTCACTATGCCAAGGTTCTGCAGCAGAAGGGGTACTTCTATGGGGCTCATAACGCACCTCATGATATTGAGGTGAGAGAGCTCGGATCAGGAAAGTCGAGGAGAGAGATTGCGTATGATCTGGGAATCAATTTCAGAGTCGTTCCAAAGCTTCCGCTTGAAGATGGCATCCACGCGGCGCAAATGCTGCTCCCCCGCTGTTGGTTTGATCACACAAACTGCAAAGAAGGCTTGGAGTGCTTGCGCCAGTACCATCGCAAGTATAACGAAAAGTCGAGAAGCTTTAGGACAACGCCTGTCCACGATTGGTCAAGCCATGCGGCAGATGCCTTCAGATACTTGGCAGTCGGTATCAAAGACACTAAGATGCAGTATCAGAAGCCTCCGCAAGCGATTGCGGATTCAAGATACAACCCACTCGGAGTTAGCTTGTAATGTCGAACCTGTTCAAACCAAGCGTTCCAACACCACCGCCACCGCCACCTCCTCCACCCGCACCACCAATGAAGGCGGTAAAGCCCGCAGAGGTAGAAAGACAACAAAGAAAAATGCGAGATCCAAAAAGGCTCGGTAGACAACGTACTATTGTTACCGGCCCTAGAGGCCTGACAAGCGAGAACGGTGACGAAAGAATCTACACAAGAACTCTGATAGGCTCGATAAAGGATGACAATAAAGGCGCAAGTAATTGATTTAGAAGGAAGTAGGGCAAGACTTGAAGAGGCAATGGAAGAGATTCAGTATCCATTCAAGTCGCTCCACTACAGCATCTTGCACCTTGCGATCGTTTTTGAGTGCGTTGATGAGCGCGGTCATATTGCTGGATGGCTTTGGTTTTATAGCACTGAAAATGAAGAGCATGTATGGACGATTCATGCGATTGTGCTTCCTAACTATCGAAAGCGGTTCTTCACTCGATCTCTTGTCAACACAGTCAGCGGTGTGCTATACGCGCTGGGATGTGAGATAGTACGGGGTGAGAATGAGAATCAGGAGTTGCTGTACCATTTTGGCGCAACCAAAACTGAAGGTGGAGTTGATCTTCAGTTACCATTTTTTTGGAGTTAAGTATGGGTAGACCTCAAAGAAAAAAAGCCAGACGCGTTTTGCAGAATGTCGAGGTGCTTCCAGCTGACCCGGCACCACCACCGCAAGATACCTCACCAGAGCGGCAGACAAAACAACAGAATGCCGTAGCTGATCCAGCTCCATCCTTAGCTGCTGCACCAGAGGTACAAAGATCTGTCGATGAAGCAAGAAATCAGCCTAAGCCAGCTGCTGTAACACCAGCTTCAGGCGAATCTGAGATGGCGCAAACCTCTCAGCAATATAGAAGAAGAAGAGCAAGGGGCATACGCACAAGCTCGCAGGGAGTCACTGGTCGAGCAAGGGTTGAAAGAAAAACTTTATTAGGACAGTAGAATGGCAGATCCGTTAGCAGTTTTATTGATGAGGCGATTTGATTCTCTGTACCAGCAGCGTCAGGTTTGGGAATCACATTGGCAAGAGATTGCTGACTTTGTTGTGCCTCGAAAAGCGGACGTCACCAAAAAACGGACAGATGGCGACAAACGCACAGAGTTAATTTTTGACAGCACAGCAATCCTGGCTTCTGAGTTATTAGCTGCATCTCTGCATGGGATGTTGACAAATGCGTCGACCCGCTGGTTTTCCTTGCGCTATAGAGATCGTAGTCTGATCAACAATGATGCGGCAAAAGAATGGCTTGAGTCTGTTGAAGATGATATGTACATGGCTTTTGCGCGGTCCAACTTCCAAGAACAGATACACGAGTTGTATCACGATTTGATTTGCTTTGGCACAGGCGTGATGTTTATTGAGTCTGATCCTGATCTCCAGGTCAACTTTCAGACCAGGCATTGCCGTGAATCATTCTTGTCAGAGGATAACAAGGGTCGAGTTGATACTGTATACCGTGAGTTTTATCTTCCAGCTAGAGCTTTCATCATGCAGTTCGGAGCAGACAGCGTAGATAGCTCGATTGTCAAAAAGGCTGAAACCAACCCATACGAAAAGATTCGTTGTATTCACGCAGTCTATCCACGAGATGAGCGTGATCCTGTCAAGGTTGACAGCAAGAATAAACCCTTTGCTTCTGTTTACATTGATCCAAAGAATAAAAAAATCTTATCAGAATCAGGTTTCGATGAGATGCCTTATGTCGCTCCTCGGTATCTCAAGGCGAGTTTTGAGATTGGCTATGGACGATCGCCAGCAATGAGTTGCCTTAGCGACATCAAAATGATCAATAAAATGAGTGAGGTCACGATCAGGGCGGCTCAGAAACAGGTTGATCCCCCACTGCTAGTCCCTGATGACGGGTTCATGTTGCCGATACGCACAGTCCCTGGGGGACTAAACTTCTATCGCAGTGGCACAAGAGATCGCATTGAGCCATTGAATATCGGAGCAAACAATCCGCTTGGATTGAACATGGAAGAGCAACGAAGACAGGCGATTCGTTCTGCGTTCTATGTTGATCAGTTGATTATGGCGCAAGGCCCACAGATGACTGCAACAGAAGTTGTGCAGAGAACAGAGGAAAAGATGCGTTTGCTTGGCCCAGTTCTGGGTCGATTACAGGCTGAGTTGCTGCAACCGCTGATAAGTCGCGTCTACAACATTATGGTCAGACAAAAAGCTTTTGCTCCTGCACCTGAATTTATGCAGGATCTTGATCTTGAGATCGAATATGTTTCGCCTCTTGCGAAGGCTCAGAAGTCTGGTGATGTGCAATCTGCTCTAAGGATGCTTGAGTTGTTTGGGCCACTGGCGCAGTTGGATCAGTCAGCACTTGATTATATTGATGTGGATGGCATGTCTAAGTACCTGTTGCGAATGCTTTCTGTGCCAGCGACTACAGTGCGCGGCGAGGAGCAAGTTGCGCAAATCAGACAGGAGCGCGCAGAGCAACAGCAACAGATGGCAGAACAGCAAGAAGCAATACAAGTTGCAGAGGCAGCAGGAGCTGCTGCACCAATGATAAGGGCAGCAAATAACCTATGAAGAAAGAGCGAGTAACACAGGATCAGTTTAAGAAGATTTGTGAGCGCCTGATTGATGGGGAGTCATTGACGCGGATTTGCAAGTCTGACGAGTTTCCGCATTACAGAACAGTGCTGCGACACATCAATGACAATGAAAAAGCGCATGATGATTATCGTCGCGCACGAGCGTTCCAGGCTGAAGTATTGCGTGATGAAATTGTTGATATTGTAATTCAGCCTTTACCAACAGATCCAAAGCTTGCGATGGCTGAAGTCCAACGCCGAAGACTTGAGGTTGAGCAGAAAGACAAGTATGTCAGGCAACTTGCACCACTTGGTCTACGTAACAGGCCAGAAGACCAGGGCGATAAAAAGTTCAACGGTACAATTACTCTTAAATGGGATGAATCGCCAGCATGAGAACTCCGAAAGAGTTGAGAGCAAGGTATAAAGCCTTGTTTGAATCTGATGATGGTCAGGTTGTTATTGATGACCTACGCAAACGATTTCATATCTTTGGTACAACATTTTCAACAGATTCCAATGAACAGGCGTACTGTGAGGGGCAGCGCACAGTCGTTCTGTTCTTACAATCCATGCTGTCCGACAATATGATAAAGGAACAAACTGATGAGTGAAGAACAGGTAGCTGAAGTCTCAGAAGCCCCAGAAGCTGTTGAGGTAGCTCAGTCTGATTGGCGCGATAGTATTCCAGAAGAAGTCAGGGGTCATCGCTCACTTGAACACATCAACGATATTGGTGCTTTGGCTAAAAGTTATGTCCATGCTCAGTCTATGATTGGTGCTGACAAGATTGCTTTGCCTGGAAAGTCAGCGACTGATGATGACTATCGACAGATATTTCAGAGGCTTGGGCTCCCAGAAACCAGTGAAGGATATGAGATTACTCACAATATCCCAGAGGGTGAACAGACAGACCAGGGTATGGTTGATTGGTTTGCATCAGCTGCACACCAGGCAGGACTCACACAGCGTCAAGCGCAAGCGTTGGCAGATCAGTGGAATCAGAAGGCCATTGAGGGCGCTCAAGCAGATCAGGCTGACTATGAAGCTTACGTTGGCGAAGTCGAGCGCGAGCTTAGAAGTGAGTACGGTCAGGCATACAACGATGCTTTGAACCTGGGTAACGATGTGATTGATCAGTTTGGCGATGCTGAGTTTCTTGAGCTTCCTTTAGCAGATGGCACATTGATGGGTGACAATCCACAGGTCATCAGACTCTTAGCAAATATCGGTTCGTACATTGCTGAGAAGGTTGGCGAGGATACAATCATCGGCGCGAAATCTACCAACGCCATGACACCCGCAGAGGTACAAGACAAACTACGAGAGCTTCAAGCAAAAGACAGTCCATACTTTGATGGTCGTCATCCACAGCATGATCATTATGTGACAGAGGTCAATAGGTATATGAAAATGCTGTATCCAGATGAGACCCTCAATGGATGATCGTGAGTTTAAGCTTGCAGTTTTGCGTTTGACGTTAGAGAATGGAACAGGCGCTGTATTTCAGGATCGACTGAAAGCAGCGCAAGAGAATCTGGAGTGGTGCTTAGCTCCCCTTGATAAGCCTCGGCCCAAGGCAGCGTCACCACGAAAGAAAAAGAATCCAGGACAAGCGAAAGCCCCTGGCGCTAACAGTGTACTGTTTACAATTGAATAAATAATCGTCCTGTTTCACAGGGTAGCGAGAAGGCGTTTTTTCTAGCTAAGTGGAAGGGGACAGATATGTCTACACAAATTACAACTGCGTTTGTGAATCAGTTCTCCAGCAATGTTACTCTGCTATCACAGCAGCGTGGATCATTACTGCGTAGTGCAGTCAGCGAGGAGTCTGTCACAGGCGAAAAAGCTTTCTTTGATCAAATTGGTGCATCAGCAGCCATCAAGCGTACATCGCGTCATTCCGATACTCCGATTGTGGATACTCCGCACTCCAGGCGTATGGTTACGATGGATTCGTATGAATGGGCTGACCTGATTGATGACGCTGACAAGGTTCGTTTGCTGATTGATCCGACATCAGCCTACGCTCAAACAGCCGCAAACGCGATTGGCCGAGCGATGGACGATGCGATTATTTCGGCAGCCACCGGAACAGCAAGCACAGGAAAGGCTGGTACAACCAGCACATCACTGCCAACAACACAGCAAATCTTTGCTGATGGCGATGTTGGTTCTGATGGTGGTGGAACAGATGCTGATTTGACCATAGCAAAACTGCTGACGGCCAAAGAGATTCTGGACAAGAACTCAGTTGATCCTTCAATCCCACGCTTCATCGTGGTTGGCCCAGCGCAGATATCATCACTGCTTTCAACGACTCAGGTTACATCGAGCGACTTCAATACTGTCAAAGCCTTGGCTCAAGGTCAGATTGATTCGTTCCTTGGCTTCCAGTTCATTGTAAGTAACCGCTTGTCGCTCAACTCATCGAACAATGAGCGAACCTGTATTGCGTTTGCTTCTGATGGGATCAAGCTGGCGGTCGGCAAAGATGTGATGGCTCGGATTGAGGAGCGCGCTGATAAGAGCTTCTCTACCCAGGTTTACTACTGTGCAACTTTCGGTGCAACTCGCATGGAAGAAGAGAAGGTAGTTTCAATCATCTGTGATGAAGACGCATAAGGAGATAAATCATGGCTAATGTAAATCAAACTCTCGCGTCAAACTTTGTTGCTGATCCACAGGTCATGTCGCCAGTGCACCAGTTGGCTGGCTCAATGCGTGTCGCTTGCGGCACGATTGCTCTGGCTGCTGGCGATCTGAGTGCTGGTGATACTGTGATGTTGGCCCCTGTGCCTACAAATGCAGCGGTGATCAGCATCAAGATCTTCTGCGATGACTTAGATTCTGGGACAACCAACACCTGTGATGTTGGCTTGTATACCTCAGATGGCGAGGTCACAGCAAAAGATGACGATGCGTATGCGAGTGCAATTACTGATTTACGCGGTGCAATCACCGTTGGATTAGAAGTTGCGTTTGAGGCGCGAGACATCAACAAGATGGGCCAACAGGTATGGCAGGATGCGGGTCTTTCAGCAGATCCAAACGAGCAATACTTCATTGGCCTGAAGTTTGATGCTGCTGGTGATACCGCAGGAGATTTCTCCTTCATTATTACCTACGTTGTTGACTAACAGGCAGGGGCAGCAATGCCCCTTTTCTGAGGAAATACGATGGCTTCAGTCGTTGATATATGTAACAGTGCGCTCAACCAGATTGGTGCGTCGAACATCATCTCACTGACCGAAGATAGTAAATCTGCCCGAATCCTGAACCAGCGTTATGACTTTGTGCGTGATGCTGTGTTCAGGGCTCACCCTTGGAACCCTTTGATCACCAGAGTGGTGCTTGCTCCAGATGCGACTGCACCCGCTTTCGAGTTTACAAATCAGTTCACTTTGCCCACAGATCCGTTTTGTCTGAGAGTCTTGAGCTTTGACTTTCACGATATTGTGTATCGGGTTGAGGGCAGAAAGATTTTGTGCAGCGAAGATACGATCAATCTGCTGTATGTCGGCAGGATTACTGATCCAAATCAATATGATACGCTTTTGATTGAGACTATTGCAGCGGCATTAGCTGCTGATATTGCGTATCCACTTGTGGGCAGCAACACACTTGCACAACAGTTCCGTATTGTTTATGAGGAAAAACTTAGAGAAGCTCGATTTGTTGATGCGACTGAGGGAACTCCAGCCAGCATAACTAGTGTCACGGATAGTGGTAGCATTGAGGCAGATACGTTTATCAGATCGAGGTTCTGATGGCGAAGGCAAGTCCAACCTTTTCAAACTTCACCGCTGGTGAATTATCTCCTAAGCTTGATGGCCGTACTGAGCTCTCAAAGTATTTTAATGGTGCGAAGCAACTTCAAAACTTCTTGGTCGTTCCCCAGGGCGGCGCAACACGCAGACCAGGCACTCAATTTATAGCGGAAACCAAAACGAGCGCTAATGCTGCAAGGCTTATTCCATTTGAGTTTAACGTGACTCAGGCTTATGTTTTAGAGTTTGGTAACAACTACTTTCGCATATTCAAGGACGGTGGACAGGTTGTTGACGGAAGTAGTAACCCAATCGAGGTGACGACTACATACACATCTGCCCAACTACCAGGCTTGAAGTTTGCTCAGTCTGCTGATGTCATGTTTATTGTACATCCAGATCATAAGCCTAGGCAGATTACTCGGACAGATCATGATGCTTGGACTATCACTGATGTGGCATTTCGCAGAGGCCCAATGCTTGATCCGCAGCTAGATGGGACAACGCTGACTGCTAACGGTAGAACTGGGACAGGTGTGACTATCACAGCAAGTGCAAACACCTTTGCGTCTACGGATGTTGGTCGTCTTGTAAAGTTGCATGATGGGTTTGCAGAGATCACTGCTTTTACAAGTGCAACGTCAGTCACAGCAACGGTCAAAGAGAATGAAGATCGCCGATCAGAACTGATGCCATCCATGACCGCCACGACTATTTCTTTCCATGAGGGTGATCCAAGTGGGACGGGTCTGGAGCATAATGATCGGCTACAGGACTCGGCTGGCGGATTTTTGAGTGAGGGTTTCAAGGTTGGGATGAAGGTCACAATCACCGGAAGCACCAGTAACAACAAGACTTCTGCGCTGATCGTCACAGTTACCGCAGATACCATATTGTTTGCGCCTTCGGTTGATCTGGTTGATGAGGCAGCAGGAGATACGGTCACAATCAATGGTGATCTAGTGGCTGATGATGAGTTCTCTCTTGGAGCGTTTTCAACAACCACAGGATTCCCTGCAGCGGTTGCATTCTTTGAGCAACGTCTTGTTTTTGCCAACACCACAGCAAACCCACAGACAATGTTCTTTTCTGTTGGCGGAGACTTTACCGATTTTGCAATCGGCACAAGGGACGACTCAGCGCTTGTTTACACGATTGGTAGTAATCAGGTCAATGTCATTCGTTATCTAACCAGCTCTCGACAGCTTTTGGTTGGAACGTCAGGCGGCGAGTTTGTAGTGCGCGCAGGATCAGTCGATGCACCGATCAGTCCTACGAACACGCAGATCAAGCGCCAGGCAAGTTATGGCTCTGCTGACATACAGCCAATTACTGTCGCCAACGTAGCGCTCTTTGTACAACGCGCAGGACGCAAGTTGCGAGAGTTGACCTACAACTTTGATACTGATTCCTATATCGCGCCTGACATGACCTTACTTGCGGAACACATCACAGAGGGCTTGATCAAAGAGATGGCGTTCCAGCAAGAGCCAGATAATGTTGTTTGGTGCATCCTGAAAAACGGAAAGTTTGTAGGGATGACCTACCGGCGGGAAGAAGATGTTGTCGCTTGGCATGAGCATAT